CTCATTATGTTTTCTCCATCACCTCTAAGATCACCTAAGTTAGTTGCAGCCCCTCTAATAACTTTTTGTGTAATATCATAATCACCAGATGTAATATTAGCTGGAATTGCAACAGCAGCTGTTGCTGCTTCTTGTTGATTAACTCCTGTTTCATGTTCAAAATAAATTGTGCTTCCCTCTGTATTTCCTTTAACATCAAACGATGTGTCAACACTTGCATTATATTTAGTTGCATGAGGTAAGCCAAATACAGCAGAATCTTCCCATGTTGTTCTAGGATATAGAGTGCTAGCATTAGTAAACCATATAGGTCTTTTAGCTGTTGAGTCTAGATAACTATATGTAACTGATCTAGTATTCACATTAGACGTAGCTGTTGGATAAAACCAAGTAATCTCACCAAACAAATTATTTATACCACAATAAACTAATTGGTTAGATGTTGTGTTAAGATCGTCATAAACATAATCTTCAACTAAACAATCCATAGATTCTAGTTTACCCGTGTATCTAAAAAAACCATTGTCAGACATCCAATACGCAGCACCATCAACCTCTACTGCTGCATTCATACCAATCAATCCACAGTTAGTACCAACTTGTTCAAACGCAAAAGTAAAAGGTGTTCCAACAAATCTCATAGTAAATAAAGAATTGTCGCTCCAAATGTATATTGCATTCCTACCAAGTTTAGCACCCATGATCCGTGATCCGGCGGCCAGTCTTTGTGTACCAGCACTATTTTCTGCGGTAGGTGTGTAATCTGTAATATCTTCTTGAGACGAGAATCTAATAAACATATCATCTTGTGTAGTCTTATCACCAATAGTTGTTTCTGTTCCAAAAAAAACTAAGTGACGGTCAGGAGTAGATACTAACATATCACGTGAAGCTGTTGGTGCACCTGATATAATTGTTGCTCTTGTTGATGTTGCACTAGGTGAATCACCATCCCATTGAAAACATTCTCCGTTATGTATCAAAGCTATTAGTGTTGATCCTAAATTGTCCAAGGACCATAGACCAGGATCTGTTACTTGGTCTGTGTTAGCTGCTGGTGAACCCCAACCAGTCCAACTAGATGTGTTGGTTACTGTTGCACCATTAGAGTGAGCGGCTTTACTTGAACCTCTTGCTCCTCTAGTAATACCTGTTAAATCATTACCTGACACACCTGTATATGAAATTTCTTCATTATCTACTTGAATATAATTAGTTCCTGATGATGGAAAACCAGTTGTGTTTGTTAGTGTTATACTTGTACCTGATCCACCTGTACCAGCAGTGTCGTTTAATAAAGCTCCATTTAAAGTAGTAGTTACTGAACCCAATAAATTACCACCCCATAATGCTATACCCCAACCAAAAGACCCTATCTGTTCAGCTGGACCTACATGATAATATTGATAGTATTTAACACTACCTGATGTAGTTGCACCAGAACCTGTTTCATTATTATCCATAGTAATAGTTAAAGTTGTAGGGGATGGTACACTTGTTACCATATATTTTATGTCATCAAAATCTGCAGCACTATAATTAGAATTAGTTGCAGTTGAAAAATCACTAAATGTGATAATGTCTCCTGCTACAAACGTATGTGTTCCTGGAAATGTAATAGTAACTGTTGGAGATCCATTAGTGGTTGTAAAACAATTTGATATAGTTGTACCTGATGGATTAACTAATGGGTGTATATCATAATATACTCCACCAGAATATACATATAAAATCCTGTTTGTGCCTATTGCTGCAAATTTAGTAGAATTTTTATTGACAAAATGATGCAATCCTCTTGCAACTCCTGTAAGTTTTGATTCACCCAGTTGTTGCCAGCCACCTATCTTTTCAGGTGTACCATATCTAAAACGTACATTTTCTCCATCTATCCATTGAGACTCTGCACCTGTAGATGTAACTTGTTTATTGAATCCTGGTAAAAAACCTAGTTTTTGTAACATAGGGGGGTTATACTACATATTTAGCGTGTTTTAAATAGTATTCTAGTAAAATTTTAAAAAACTATTTAAGGTTAATCTACCATTTTCTATACTTTGACCAAAATTATTTAAAGATTTATGAGGGATGCTTGAGTCAAATAATACAGCTCTATTTTGTTTAAATTTATAACTCTTAAAATAATTTTTGCTTTTTGTAGTTTTATATAAACCTGTTCCAGAAGATAGATTATTTTCAGATAAAAATACCAACATCGTTAAATCAAAATGTGTGTCATCCGTGTGAATAAAATCTTTAGCATTATCTCCGTCTAATCTTAAATGAACATATGATTTTATTTTAAAAGGTCTATTAATTTTATTATCGAACTTATCAAAAATTTCTTTTATTATTAAATTAAATAAAAAGGGTTCTATTTTATATAAATCATCACTTCTAAATCCAGGCCAATTAGACTCTTGGTCAAACAATTTTTTATAGTCTTTTAAATTATATAATTTAATTTTTTTAAACTGTTCTTTTATAATTTTAAAATTATCGAAGAAATTATCTTTATGAGTATACATTAAAATCAAAAGAAATCGTTATTCTTTTTTTGTTACAAAAGTTTGTTTTTACAAAATGTTTTAAATGACTTGGGAACACTATAAAATCTCCTTCGCTTGATTCAAGCTCTATAAACTTTAATTCACCAGATATTTCATCTGACCAAGGTGCAATAAAAGAAGTTGGTGGATGTTTTTTATTTAAATCTACATATAATATTCCAGAGTACATTACTCTACCATGATGATGAACATTTTGAGAATCATGTTTATTATATTTTACTGTCCATATATCTTTTATATCAATACTTTTAAATTTAGTTTCTTTAAAGAACTGTTGAATTTCATCAGAAAATATATCGCAAAATATATTTATAAAATTAAACTGCTCGGTGTATCTGGTTGTTTCATGAGAAATATATTTTCTTCTTTCAAATTTTAATTTTTTTATATGTTTATTAATTTGTTTCTTTTTAGTTTTCCAATTTTTGCATTTTGTTGCAAATATATTAATTGAAAATAATGTTTTAATCATATTAGTCGAATGAGATAATACATATCATACGTCTTTCGTTTTCTTTTTTAGGAAAACCAGAAGCATGTAAATTTTCACCAGGGAAAATTACTATCTTGCCTTTCTTACTTTTAATTTCTTTTGCAATGTTTTTACCTTTATCTAGAGGATGTTTTTCTTTAAATAAAAAAGTAGATCCTTCAGTGCAATCATTTAAATACATTATACAAATTTTATGTTTAAAATCATGATCTACATGTGGCACAGAATACGTTCCTTTAAAATTCCAAATTAAATTTAATTGTGCTCTTAATATTCTATTAACTTTAATTTTTTTAGACTTACAGAATTTATTAAATACAGATTTAAAAAAATCAAAACTAGGAGAATTAACTACAAACCCTTCGTTTGTTTTATAGTTATATCTTGGAATAATTACATGGCTCATGCAGGGGTATTCTTCCGTCACAGGTTTTTCTAACCAATACCAAGGAAAGTGTGTGTTATTTAAAATTTCTTTATCTATTATCGTTAAATCAGATCTAGATATTTTTCCTTCTAATACTTTTACCATTTTTTAAAAATCTTTTTAGGATATTCAAGATGTCCAAAACCATCTAAATAATTTTTTGTATTTTGTCCTTTTTTTCTTACATAGTGAACAAACATTTGAAGACAACTTTCTCCTGGATAAAATTCTCTCCAATGAGGGTATTTGGAACCTTCGTATATAACTATGTCTCCAGGGTTAATAATATATTCTTTAATTTTAGAATTTATTTTAAAAAACAATGGCCAATCGTAATCTTGCCAAATATTTAAACTGTATGAAATTTCACAAGATGGTCTATCTATGTGTTTTTTAAGTTCCATTTTATTTGTGTAATGTCTTACATAACTATATGTAGGCAATAATTCAAACCCACATTTTTTTTCTATAACTTTTTGTTTTGTTATCATTATATAATTGGCAACTATGTTTCCATAAAAACATAATGCATTAGGAACTTGTTGAGTTTTACTTTCAAAAACTCTATTATGTTCACCTCCTTGAAACACAATCCAGTCAAAATAATCGTGTACATCTTTTAATTCTTTTTTATTTAAAAAATTTTTAATTGTCTTTATCATTTCCAAGGATATCCAATCGACCAATTTACTAAAGAGTACCTTTTACCTTTTTTTAAAGGGCTAACTTTATGAAATAAAAAACTTGGAAAAACTATTACACTCCCTTGATTTTTAAAATCACTGACTCTTATCACATCTCTTTTATGAGATATAAAGTTGTCATTAGCTATATATAAATCTCCACCTTGATAAGTTTTAGGATTAGACAGATTTATAATACAAGATAATTTTCTAATTTTACCTATTAAATGTTTATGACTTGATTCATCATAAGGTCGGTCAAATTGATCCATGTGCCAATCATAATGACCCGTTTTTGTGTAAGTGGTAAATTGCATATCTTCGTTCCAATTTATTTCTATGTTCCAATTAGCATTTTTATTTGCTGTGGATATGAAGTCATTTACAATATCATATAACCACTTGTCGTCTAACCAACTTACATTTGAGTTTCTTTTAATTTTATTAAGATTTTTTTTACCAATAAAACCTTCTTCTTTTTTTTTTGATTTTCCTAATTTAATTATTTTATTACACATTTTAGATGTCAAAGCACCTTTAAACAACCACCATTTGTGTCCACAAATCATATTACAAAATTATAAAATATTATGTCTTTATTGGTTTTATTTGGAGTTATATAATACTCCAACCATGCTGGAAAAATTAATAATAAATTTTTTTCTGGAGTTACAGTAAAATCTTTACAATTAAATTTGTTTAAAGACTCATAAGACATATTATAATTATTCATTTCCATTTGATTATTAAAAATAATATCTCCTGAATCTTTAGGGCATTCAATATAATACATGCCCTTAAAAGTATAGGGAGGGTGTTTGTATGGTTTATTAAAATCATTTTTTTTATTTATCATAAACCAACTTGAATGTGGAAATAACTCACCTTTACATTTAAAATCTTTTTTAACTTTTAATAATTCTTTTTTAATTACTTTATGTAAAGTATCAACACAACTAGGAAAAGGATCAAAAAAAATCTGACTGTGATAACCACTTGAGTTAGAAGTAAAAATTCTATGTTCTTCTAGTTTTATTTTAGAAAGATATTTTTTTATTTTTTGATTATCTATATTTTTTAAAATAGAAAAATAAACGTTTGTTTGAAAAAGTTCTAAATTTTTAAGCATACCACCACCATCCTGTTATTATATATTTGTCTTGTTTTTTTGAAATTTCACCTCTATGTGTATGAGTCCAAGCTGCAGGCCAAATTAAAGTGTTTCCTGTTTTAGCTTTAGTTGTTAAGTTTTGATAAAAAAAATTAGTCCCTCCATCTCTAACATCATTTAAATAGGTCATAAAAACTAAATGTCTTCTACCAGAAGTATTCATAGTCCCGTTGTTTTCATAATGCCAATTATAAAAACCCTCTCCAGGTTTATATTTTTGTATATTGGCTCCTTCTAAAATATATGATTTTTGACCTTCGTCTGAATAAAGATATTTTTTCTTGTATTTATTTAAGCAAAAACTTAGTTCTTCAAAATATTCTTTTATAATTTTATTTTTAATAAAATCATCTCTATTTACAGCATAATCAATTGATTTTTTATTACCCTTATCTATTTTTCCATCTCCTACAACTCCTGGTTTTTTATTTTTTTGTTTTTTATAAAACTTAATTATGTCAACACATAAGCCTTGATCAATTTTGTATTGCCCTATAAAATTTTCTTTTTTTTCTTTCCAAAACATTTATATTCTTTCTTTAAGATAAGAATATTTATAAAGAATCCCATGAAGAAGTCAAGTCATTCCATGCTGCAACTATATTTCCTAATTGGTTTCTTCCTTCCCATCTATTATTTGATTCATTCCAATACACAGCAATATCTTCACTATATGTTTTATTTGAAGGATAAGCTGTTGGTGGTTGCCATCTATAATTACTATCTAAAGTCCAAGAATCAAATGGTCTTAATCCTATAAATGCAGAGTTAGTATTATCCCATGTGCCTCCAATAGATGCATAATTATATCTTTTACTTGCATCAGAAGCATCTTTCCAAGTTTCTTTTATATTTAAATCTTGATCGTTGTGACTGTCTTTAACTTTTTGAATACCTTTTTCTTCTGAAGAAGCATACATTAAAACTACAGAGGTAATTACATTACTAGAATTTATTATTGCAAAATATCTTTCAGACATTATTGAAATTTCCTTTTAACAATAAGAACTCCATTACCGCCAGAGCCTCCAGATTGACCATTTTGGCCACCCCCTCCGCCTCCGCCGCCGAGTCCATTTGTTCCACTAGGTGTGCTACCATTTCCAGGTCCGTTTCCTCCTCCACCGTTTCCACCAGATCCGCTTGTACCATTCCAGCCGCCTCCTTGGCCTCCTCCAGCGTAAGTTACACTTGACCCTGTTATTGAAGATGCTCGGCCATTACCTCCTGGTCCACCGTTTTCTGATGGGGGAGAAGTTGTTCCGCCATTAGCTGCTCCACCTCCACCTGAACCTTGGTGAGGATTACTTGCTGGTCCACCACCTGTATTACCGTGTCCATATGTTCCTGAATTTCCTGGTTGATTAGGTTGATTAGCAGCACCAACATTATAAGTTCCGCCGTCTCCAGCACCTCCTCCTGAAGATCCACCAGCTGCTGAACCACTTGCATTCCAAGCAGCGCCTCCACCACCACCTTTTGCAGTGATTAAAGATCCCAAAGCACTATCTCCACCTGTGCCTCCAGTTCCACCAGATCCTATTGATCTAGCAGTTCCCACAATATTAACAGTAAAATTAGTTGCAGAAACTGTTAAAAGATTGTTAGTCATGTCAACCATACCTCCAGCTCCTCCGCCGCCTCCGTGTTGGCCACCTCCGCCACCACCACCAGCTACTGAGACTACATTTACAGCTTTACCATAAGTTGAGTCTGTCCCTAAAGCATTTACTACAAAACTTCCACCAGTATTAAATGTATGAATTTTAAAATTTCCATCAGTTGTTACAGATCCACCATTGGCTTCCATAAAAGGAGGCCCTGATGGTCCTCCAGCACCAAATCCTAGAACTTGATAACCAAATGATTTACCTCGTCTTGTTTGAATTTTTTTTGTGTTCTTACTTGATGTAAGTTTATTTTTTAATTCTCTCATACTTAAATTCCTTATGCGTCGTTAGCCGCGTCAGTAGTGAAGAATATTTTAATACCTAAAAGTCTTGCATCTCCAGTAAAAGTATCTGAACCATCATCTGCATTTCTTCGTACTTGAAAATAACATTGTTGATCAACCGCAGGAGAACCTGCAATTGTAACTGCACTACTTACTGATGAGACTTGTTGATCTTCTACTGTTCCAATCCCTGCGTCTGTAACAGTTACTGGTGTTCCGTAAGCAACATCAATAGTATCACTATCTCCACATGCAACACCTGATAAGGTGTATAAACAGTTACCTGTATTCGTAGTAGCTGGAGTCCAAAATACTTGATAAGTAACTGTTCCTTCATTCCATGATTTAGGAAAAGCCACTGCAAATTGTGCAGCTTCGGGTGTACTTGGGTCAAAGTCTAATACTTTCATGTCAGGTCTTCCAGCAGTTGTTTCAACTTGTGCAGCTTCTGCACCAGCAGTTGTAGCTGGATACATTGCTACTGCTGGAACCCACATAGTCTCCAGTCCTGCAATTTTAACTGCAGCTGTTGCACTTTTAAGTACACCTGTTCCTTTAGGGTTTAAATTTATATCAACATTAGTTTCACCTGTTGCTGAAAGAATTGGAC